GTAGGTCTAAATAATAAATATCATCTAGTGTGATGGGGTTTTTATCACGAAGTTTTATTTGTTTTGGGGGCGTATTGGATATACCAGCAAGCGAAATGCGTGACATTTCTATTATATATACTGCATATATAATATATATATATATAATATACGCTGATTAATATAAAAGAACTGCATTAAATGCATATCAGGAAACGAAATAATTTATATATAAAGGAAAATGATGCTTGTGAGAAAGAATGAATTCAGGAGTATTATAGAAAATATTAAAAACAAAATTTGGATTATCTTTTGATTTAAGAAATGTGTATAACCGCGTAAGGTTTTTCACGACCATTCTTGGATTGGTAAAATTGATATATATATATAAATTAGTTATAATAAATATAACATACTATGACTATTGCACCAAGTGTAACACTAAATAGAACATTTTATCATACAATAGATAAATATGGTTTTGGAAATTTATCTTTGGAAATATGTAAAGAGATTATGAAAGACGGTCGTCCTTTCTCACATTTTATTGAACATTGGATGAGTGAAAATTATGATTTGGTTCATGTAAAGGGTTGCAAGAGTTATGATTTCCGCGATAAGGTTCACGAAGAAATATTATATGATGAAAAAACGTTTACAAACAGAGGGTGTAATTACTGTCCATCTAATATGTTGGGTCAATGGCGGTCATTTAATAAAGAAGTGTTTGAAAATAAAACAAAATCATTGATATTTGCTATCGTTTCTAACGTAGATTTTCCAAATATAAAAATCCGGTTTATTAAGGGAGAAACCATATTGCGCAAATATCCCACCGGCAAAATACCAAATAAAGACCATGATAATTTCTTTAGTGATACTTTTTGGTCACCATCCGAATAAGGAATGACTCATATAATTAATTCATAATAGCATTAAATTCTTTAATGAGTTCTTGTTTTGATATAGATTTAGGTCCAACAGTATTATTTTTACAATCATATTGAATATTTTGAAGTTTAGTATATAGCGTATTGGAAATTGTTTTATCAAATTGAATGAAGTAATGAGATTGAATAGATTTTGAATTAGTATCAGTATCAATATTACCAGCGTTAATGCCTACTCTGGTGAAAGAAATGTCGTGGTCGTCATCTTTTTTAACAAATCTAAAATTATTCGGTAAAAGTTTAACAGGAGCATCGCGTTCGGCATCTTTCTTGATCCATATTTGAAATACACAAGGAACATTATAAATAGTATTATTAACATTAAAAGCATTATCGGGCAAATCATATTCCAACGCCAAATGAAAAGATAGTGGGAAATGTTTTTTTAAACTATTCTTCTTGAAAGATTTTGGTAATATAAATGATATGCTATTGCAATACCGAGAGGATTGTTTAATAAATTTAATAGCAAGAGACGACTGTCGTCCAAATGGTGGATTACCGATAACATGAATTCTGTCGTAAGATTTTGAATTGGGTATATCGTCGTGTTCAAGTGAAATAAAGTCTTTTTGAACGATATTATCATTATCAGGTTCAATATCATAGAATAGATGATGTTTTGAAATTAGTTTTATATGTGGTATAAATGAACCGTTGCCCGCGCTGGGTTCGATAACCAAATCATCATCTTTATTAATATTCACATTATCCTTAATTAATTTCATACATATATCAACCGTATCCTTATTTGTATAGTATTTATCAATTGTGTCTCTTGAAAGACCGGTATTTTGTATCATTTTATTATATTATATATAATAAAATATTTATATTATTTTTTAAGCAGTTTATTCCGTTATATTGCGGCAATAGTGCTATAAATACAACCGAAATGAATACATCCTACCGATTACTTAGGTTCGCAATTTCCTGTATTGCGATTCCTTCTTGTCCCTTTAGGGCATCTGGTGGAAGTGGTTGTCCCCTTTGAACGTCTTGTGTAAGTAGAATTGGTTGTCTCATTTGAAAGTCTTATGGAAGTAGAATTGGTAGTTTGTTTAGAAACTGTGGTGTTTTTAACAGTTTTATTCTTAGACTTTTTAGCGTCAGTTTTAACATCAAATTGCCATGATGGATTACATAGACCAGATATATTTTGCCATCTAAGTCTTAATGAAATATTTTGGCCTGACATAGTTGGGAATAATAATCGTTCATTTTCAACGACAACTCCTGACGGTTCTTTGACAAGAACGAAATCACCGGGTGCGTATTGGTCGGTTTTCCAGTGTAGATCGCCGTCTGTATACTCGCACAATAGATACACTTTATCCTTTGGTACATTATTATGGTCCCTTGGTTTTTGTTTGATAAAAATAGATTCTTCTACTTGGTTAATCAAATCTAGTGTGATGCCGCCATTTTGTTCCATTTCTTTAAAATAATCTATAATGGTTTGTGTTACAACCTTTTGTTGTTTCTTATAGTTTTCGCCCTTCTCGTCGTAATTTTCTCTGATAATTCTAAGTTGTTCGTTTATTGGTGCACACGTAGAAAGTCCTTCTCTTCTCATTTTCTCCCAATCATTTTTTGACCAAACACTTTTCCCTATGATTTTGGCATAAATGTCTTTATCGCTTGATTCCAATTTGATGTCTACACCAATAACCTTATTCACTTTTGGTAGTCCATTTATGTAATAATAGTCATGATACGGAACATCAAAGAAGGGTTTTGATACATTTCCTACTTGATAAAACTGGGGTAGAACACCCAACGACGACTGATGTTTATATTCGAGTGGTATAAATGCGCGCTTTGTCTTATCGGCATTCGTTATGCGGACAGCAAAGTCATATGAATACTTACTCCCCCCTCTTTGGCGAATATGAAAAGTCCCATCATCGGTTTCACCCGTCTCCGTTTTATATATCGTCTGTAGCAGTTCCTTGATTTTGTTACACTCAGCAAACCAGTGTGACCATCTGGGGTGTTTTAAAAACTGATTATTGTCTTTCATTCTAAATATAAATTCGATTAACGCTTCGCGTTTGCTATTATTGATTTGATTATGTGCCTTACTAATATTAATTTGTTCGCTGGTTTCCTGTGCTGCATTAGTAGGCATCTCGGCGTGTAGGTCTAAATAATAAATATCATCTAGTGTGATGGGGTTTTTATCACGAAGTTTTATTTGTTTTGGGGGCGTATTGGATATACCAGCAAGCGAAATGCGTGACATTTCTATTATATATACTG